CATTTTGACATCGGGGGCAGCGGCCGCACCGGTCCTCAACCTTGCGCGTGTCATCACGGTCACAACCGATTCGTGGAAGGGCGTATCAAGCGCCGGCGTTTCGTGGTCCTATGACGCAGAGGCGTCAGAGGTTTCCGACGATTCTCCGACCATCGCACAGCCCGAGGTCCCGGTCTACTCTGCCCGAGGATTTGTTCCGTTCTCAATTGAGATCGGTTCCGATTGGCCGGCATTTGCCGACGAAATGCGGACCCTATTGGATGGCGGCTATGTGGACCTAATCGCGTCGCAGACGATGACGGGTTCGGGTTCGGCATCGCCGACCGGAATTTTCACCGCCCTATCGGGTAACGCATCATCCACCACGGTTGTCACAACCGACGGATCATTTGCTGCCGTAGACCTTTTAGCGGTTTGGAAAAACCTCCCGGAGCGTTACCGTGGCAACGCGTCATGGATCATGCACACCGATGTAGAAAACGAAATCCGCACGTTTAGCGGTACCGCAAGCGGCGGCTATTACACGGTAAACATCACACAGGGTGGAGTCGGCACATTGTTCGGCCGTCCGGTCTACACGACCGACTATGCCCCACAATTTACCGGCACAACCGCCGTGGCGAACATTCTGACCGTTGGAGATTTTTCCAATTATGTCATCGCACAGCGTGCGGGAATGACCGTCGAATTGATCCCATTCCTTTTGGGACTCACGAACAACCGGCCCACAGGACAGCGCGGATTCTTTGCGACTGCCCGCCACGGGTTCGATTCGGTCAACGACCGCGGTTTTCAGTTACTGCAAAACACCTAACACCAACAAAACAAATGGTGGTCGTGGTGGTCGGGCGCATGTCCGGCCACCACCCCCATCACCAACAAACCGGAGGAAAACGAAATGTCCGAACCAATAGTGTTTGCCAACGCATCATGCAGCACCACCGACCCGGCAACCGGAATGATTGTCCGCCTAGTCGAGGGCGAACCGTGGTCCGCATCGGACCCGTTTGTTATTGCACGCCCAATGTTTTTTGGATCGTTCCCGGATCGTATCCGGCGCACCGTCCCATTCGTGGCGGTGATTGAAACCGCATCAAAAGCACCCGGCGAGAAACGTGCCACCCGTAATGTCTAAGCGCAGGCCACGCAGCTCCGGACCTCGCCCCACAGTTGAGGGCGCCGGCAAGGTTGCCATTGCTTATGTTCACGGCGCAGAGGTCGCTCACTCATGGCATTTGTCAATGCAATCATTGGTTGGCTACGACATAGCCCACAACCAACGTGTTGTTGGTGGCGGATGGTTTGCTACTAAGTACGGAACCGGGGGGATCGTTCAGGCCCGCAACGATACGGTCACGGCGTTCCTCACACAATGCACCGCCGAATGGTTGTTGTTTATCGACACGGACATGGGATTTGCGGCCGACTCAGTTGACCGCCTAATGCAAACCGCCGACAAAGACACCGCCCCGATTGTTGGGGCGTTATGTTTTGGAGTCCGAGAAATAGAGGCCGACAATCTAGGCGGCTATCTAATCCAACCGGCACCAACAATCTACGATTGGGCAACGATGCCCAACGGTCAACAAGGTTTCCACGCCCGAGTCGACTACGAAAAGGACACCGTGTCGCAGGTCGCCGGAACCGGTGCCGCGTTCGTGCTAATCCATCGCACCGTGTTTGAGCGTATCGAGGTCGAACATGGCCGGTCGTGGTTCTCGCCGGTGTTCAACAAATCTCTCAACATGACCATTGGGGAGGACCTGTCGTTTTGCAGTCGGGCCGGCGCCCTCGGAATCCCAATCTATGTGGACACGTCAGTCAAAATTTCGCACCTCAAAATGGGATGGTTCGACGAACGATTGTTTGATCGCATCGACCGGATCGGCATGTTACCAACGGACTCCGAGGTTGAGATTGTTCCCTAGCCGGCCAATCGGTCCCGATGCGCGCCGGTATCTAAACGCCGGCGCAGGACATTCGGTCACCCGGCCATTCCATTTGCGTTGGCTACTCCCCGCCGTATTGGGGGACAGCCTCCGACGGTGGTGGTTCGTGTGGTTGGGATCATGGATCGTGTTGGCCGTGGCCACCGGATTTTGGGCATACGGCTCAGGACTAGCCGGGTGGCGTTTACTCGCCGCCATCGCGTTCCTAGTGGCCCTCCCGGGGATTCTAGGGCCGGTCGTATCCATCCCGGTTTCCGTGGACCTACCGGCGACAGCATTGACAATTGCCGGCATTGCCCTAATCGCCACAGGCGAGACCCCCGCCATCATCATTGGAGTCATCATCCTGACCATCGGGGCAATGATCCGGGAAACCGTCCCCGTTGTCGCCGCATTGTTGGCATGGAACCCAATCGCATTGGTTGCCCTAGTCGCCCCGGTCATTTGTGCCATCGTGCGAACCCCGGCAACGACGTCCGGAGTCGCCGAATGGGATGACATCACCGCCCACCCGATACGCGCCGGGATCAAATACCACGCCGGCCGATGGCGTGACGCACGCCTAATGGTCCTCCCGTGGGGTGTATGTCTCGCAGGACTCTACGCACCAACACCACGAATCGTGGTCATCGTGTTAGTTGCATACCTCCAATTATTGGTGGCCACCGACACGGTCAGAATTGTCCAACATGTTGCAGCTCCGGCCCTAGCATTAGCGGCAGCGGCAACAATCCCCGTCGAATGGTTGCCCCTCGCAATCGTCGCCCAAATCTTTTGGTTCATAATCCCGGAGAGGATTTAGCGCATGGCAATCACCAACGGTTTGTGTTCACTCTCAGACGTGAAAACGGCCATGTCAATCTACGACGCCAACGACGATGACCGGTTGGAGTTGGCAATCACGACCGCATCCCGAATGTTGGAGGGGATTTGCAATCGCCGGTTCTATCAGGATGCCGGCGTGTCGGCGCGCGTGTTCGCAGCACTAAACGACGACCTATGTTTCGTGGATGACATTTCCACCACAACCGGGTTGATTGTCAAAACCGATCCACAGTTGACGGGGACATTTTCGCAAACATGGGCCGCCACCGACTACCAATTGGAACCACTCAACAACATCATTGATGGACAGTCATGGCCAACAACCCAAATTCGGGGCGTTAAGTTTTTAGAGTTTCCACGGTTTGAGAATCGTGCCGGCGTACAGGTCACCGCACGGTGGGGATGGCCGGCAATACCCGACGCCGTAAAATCTGCCGGGATCATTCAATCCGTGGCCGTGTTCAAAGCAGCGGAAGCACCATTCGGGGCGATGGGATTAGCAGAGACCGGAATCATCCGGGTCCGGGCAATACATCCAACGGCTGCCGCATTGGTCGCACCATACCGACGCGATCCAATCCTAGTGGCATGACAGTCAAAACGGTCACCGAAATTTCCGACGCACTCCGGAACGCATTGACCGCGATCCCCGGGTTGCGCGTGTTCGATTACCTACCCGACCAAATCAACCCGCCCGTCGGTTATGTCGGAATAGAGTCCGTCAATTACCACGGCGCGTTTAGTGGTGGCAACCCGGTCCACAATTACACCGTGACCATCGTTGTCGGGAGGACCTCGGACCGGGCATCGCAACGCGCACTAGACGAATTCTTGGCCTACGATTCACCGAGATCAGTACGCGACGCAATCGAAACCGATCCCACATTGGGCGGATTCGTTTCCACCCTAATCGTCACACAGGGCGGCAACCTCCAAACGATCAACATCGCGGAGGTCATCTACGTTGCCATAGATTTTTCCGTCACCATCTACCCCTAGAGGACCAAAATGCAAACGTTCACGATCATCGGCGGATTCGACGTCGCCGGCAAACACCCCGGCGAGACCCTCACAGAGGACGAACTCGCCGGCGCCAACATCCCCGTCCTAATCGACGCGGGTTGCATCACCCCCAACAAACCCACAAAGGGCACTAGCCCCAACCCGAAGGAATAACAACATGGCAAAGTTAGTTTTAATGAACCCATCCATCACCGTTGGAGCTGTCGACCTATCCGACCACATCGCATCGGTGACCATCACAAAAACAATTGCAGAGGTCGCCACCACAGCGTTCACGACATCGGCCACCGCCGGCATCACCCGCGTCGGCGGATTAGAGGACTCAAGCATTGCCCTAGAATTCCATCAGGATTTCGCTACAGGATCAAACGTTGAGGCCATCGTCTACCCGCTAGTAGGTCTCACCACTAGCGTCGTGGTTAAGCCCGTCGCAGGGACCACAACATCCGCTAACCCGTCCTACACGGCCACCGTGTTCGTTGGCGAGTGGACACCAATCAACGGCGCAGTTGGCGACCTCAACACCGCATCGGTGACATGGGCCGTTTCGGGTGTTGTCACAAAGGCCATCGTCTAATGATGCGGTGGCGCGTGCGTGTCGCACATGTTGGCGAACCGGAGGCCACGTTCGACGTCACCCCACGGGTGGTCGTAGATTTTGAGCGGTACTACAAAACCGGAATTGGCAAAGCGTTCGCCGACGAACAACGGCTCGAACATGTCTATTGGTTGGCGTGGACCGCCGAACGACATGCCGGCACAACCGTCCCCGTGTTCGATACATGGTTGGCGACCGTGTTGGATGTGGAGTTGGAAACCGGTGACACCCCTTTAGACGAGAGTCCATCACCTACCTAGTCGCATCAATGGCGGTGGAGACCGGAATTGCACCCCAACATTTGTTGGATGCACCCGATGGAATGTTGGATGCCATGCACGACTACATGGTCCGACGCGCAAAGGATCAGGAACGGCACCGATGATGGAAACCCAAAATGGCTAGTCCCCAAAAGATTAGAGGACAGGGCGTCAACGTCGTTGGGTTGGATGATTTTCGGCGCGAGATCAAACGCATTGAACAACAAAGCGGCGGGAACGGTTTGGAGTTACTTAAGGCACTCAACATTGTTGTCGCCAAACACATCATCGCTCATGCACAAATCCGGGCGCAAGGTCTCGGACCGATGCAACAAAAGGCCGCCGGATCGATGCGTCCCGGCAAGCGTGTCAACGCTGCCACCATCAACGCCGGGTCCGATGCCAAACGTGGGATCGGGTTTTTTGGTGGCGCCGAATTCGGTGCCGAATCAAACGTGTTTCGTCCCAACATTGGTGGCATCGTCAAAAAACAATCGGTGGATCGCGCCGGTTATGGTTACAACCAATTCCCCGAATGGCGTGGCAACCACGGCAAGGTCGGGTATTTTCTATTCCCTACCCTGACAGCAGAAGGCGACGCAATCCGGCGCATCTATTGGAACGGGTTGGAAGGTATTGCCCGACGTGCGTTCCCTGACAAAGACTAGAAAAGGAAACCAATGGCACGTTCACGAAAATTGACGGTTGAGGTTCTCGCCGACGCCAAAAATTTCACCAAAAACATTGGGTCCGCCGGTGTCGCCTCCGATGACATGGGCCGCAAATTCAAAAACATGGGACGCAACATCGGCATCGGTCTAGGTGCTGCCGCTGCCGGCGTTGCCGTATTTGCAAAAGGCGCTATCGATGCAGCGTCCGAGGCACAGTCAGTCCAACGCAAAGTTGCGGCAGTAATCAAGGCGACCGGCGGGGCGTCTAACGTGACCGCCAAACATGTTGACCAATTCGCCGAATCGATGGCCTACAAAATTGGCGTCGATGATGAGGCAATCAAAACCTCCGCCGCGATGTTGTTGACGTTCAAAAAGGTCCGCAACGAGTCCGGCAAGGGCAACGACATTTTTGACAGGGCCGCAACATCGATGATGGATTTGGCGTCCGTGTTCGGGTCCTCCGATGCTGCCGCTAAACAATTAGGCAAGGCGCTATCCGATCCGGTGAAGGGTGTGAGCGCACTCAAAAAAGCGGGCGTCGATTTCACGCAACAACAAAAGGATCAAATCAAAATCATGGTCGAATCGGGCGACCTATTGGGCGCCCAAAAATTGATCCTCGGGGAGGTCGAATCGCAGGTTGGGGGAACCGCCGCAGCGTCCGCTACAGCCGGCGACAAAATCAAAGTTGCGTTCGGCGAGGTACAGGAACAAATCGGAACCTATCTTTTGCCCGTCGTAAAATCGCTATCCGATTGGGTTGTGTTGACGTTCATTCCGGCCGTCAAAGAATGGAACGAAAAACACGGTCCGGCGATGAAAAAAATGTTCCGAGAATGGGGCGACAAAATCAAAATCGTCTACGACATTCTTCAACCGTTGGTCGTGGAGGTACTTAAGAAACTAGGCAATTGGATCAAAAACAATGGGACGGTCACGGCCGTTGGCATTGGAGTCATTGCCGGCATGTTGGCAATCTATGCGGTGTCAATGGGATTGGCAGCGGCCGCAACCGGTTTGATGAACGTTGCCCTAGTTGTGTTCGATGTTGTGAGCGCACCGTTCACAGTCACCGGTGCCGTCATTGTTGGAATTTGTCTCGCACTTTTTGAAGCGTTCAAAATATTAGGCGTCGGCATTAGCGACGTGTCCGGATTTTTTGGAACGCTATGGGAATGGATCAAAAAAATCCCTAATGCGTTCAAATCGATGGCCAACGCATTTGTCCCCGGTTTGAATGGGATGATTTCGGTGGTTGAGTTGGCAATCAATGTGATGATTGACGGCTACAACAAACTCCTCCCGTTGTTGAACATTTTCAAACCGGGGAAAGATTTGCAACCGGTCGCAATGGTGAAATTCAGTCGGGTCCAAACGTTCGACATGGGACCGGATGTTGTTGGAAATAAGGACAACGCCCAATCGATGAACGATGCAATGTTGAGGTTCCAAAATCAGAACGGTCCGGCGTTGGCAGCGGGCGGCATTGTCACACAACCCACAATCGCATTGGTTGGCGAGGCCGGCCCGGAGGCAATCATCCCACTAGGTCGCAACATGGACGCAGGGATGGGCAGCACCGTCAACATCAACGTCACCGCCTCGCCACTATCATCCCCGGCGGATGTTGGTGCCGCCGTTGTCGATGCACTACGAGCCTATGAACGGCGCAACGGTTCCCTCCGGTTGCGCGTGTCCTAATGGTTGACCGTCCAACACTTAAGGTCGAGGTCGGGTTTGCGGCCACCGCACTCGGAACCGTTAGCGCGTGGACAGACATCACGGCGTTTGTGAGATCAGGGTCCACGAATGTTGGCAGGTCCTCCGAGGTCGACGAATATGCCGCCGGGAGTCTGTCATTGACGTTGGACAATCGTGCCCGGACGTTCGATCCGTTCTACAGCTCCGGCCCCTATTTTGGGAACCTCAACGCCCGGAAACAAATCAGAGTTTCCGCCACCTATGCGTCAACCAATTATCCGTTGTTTTATGGGAACGTAGTCGGTTGGCCGTTGGCGCCCGATGTCTCCGGGGACAGCGTGGTCCAATTGCAAGCGTTCGACGGGTTGGCCTACCTCGCAACGTGTGACCTCCCGCAGGACGTCTACACCTACACGGTGGACCTAATCACCACGACGCTAGGGAACCGACAAGCATGGTGGCCATTAGGGTCCACGAACGTCAACGTGTCGGACCGGGAGGAAACCTACCCGTTCACGTTTACGACTCCGGAACCTAAAACGGGGAGCGCCCCAAACGATTTTGTGGCCGGATCATCGCAGGCGTTCGACGGGACATTTGGTGCCATCGGCCCGGTGGTCAACGCAGCGGGCGCATGGTCGGCGGCGTTCCTATTTAAGACCGCGACGGCAGGACCCGCCGGCGGTATCAACCCAATCCTCGCATCATCCGATGCCACCGATCCTGTGACAATAGGCATCGACGAATATGGGCGCATAGCGTTCCGGCGTGGTACAGGCAACACCGGCAATTCGGGATTCTCGGGCAACGATGACAATTGGCATGCGGTCGTTTTGACGTACTCCGGGAGCGGTGCCATCAACATCTATGTTGACGGGTTCCTACTCAGTAGCGGCAACACCACCGGGACGGGTGCCGACGGCAACGGGTTCAACATGATTGGCCTATCCAATGCGGCCACCGATTTACCTGCCTACATTGGCGAGTTGTCAAACGTCACCATTTGGCATGCAGAGGTTGACGAAACAATGGTCCACCAATTGGCGGCGGCCGCATTGTTTGGGACTCCGTATGCAGAGACATCCACCGACGGTTGGGTGGCACTAGTGTTGGATGCTGCCGGATGGCCGTCCGGGAACCGCACCCTAGACAATGGGACCGTCAAACCGGGTGGAATGAAATGGGGCACCAATGCCCTCGATGTCCTCCAATTGTTAGCCCGGACAGAAAACGGCCGGGTGTATGTCGAACCCGATGGGACGTTCGTTTTTCAGGACGGATCGTGGGCACGAACCGCCTCCAATTCGATCACATCACAGGCCACGTTTAGTGACTCCGGCGTTGCATTGACGGTCCCATTTTCGTCCGTCGGGGCAATTGTCTATTCGGACGAATACATGGCCAACCGGATCACCGTGACCACCATTGATGGACAAGGGTTCACCGCCAATGACACGACATCGCAGACCGCCTACGGGATCAAATCGCGCAGCGTGGACACGTTGCTAGTGAACGCGTCCGACGCCCAGACGTTGGCGACGATCCTTTTGTCAATGCACGGGACCCCGGAGTTACGGATCGACAATTGGACGGTGTTGCCACAGACGTCGGGAGCGGTCAGTTTCCCGAAGGTTCTGTCCTTGCAGTTGATGGACCTAGTGACGTTTGAAATCAAACCCAACAACGTTGGCACTAGAATCACCGAAACGATGTTGATTGAATCGATTGCCCACAATTTTACGCCCGACACATGGGCCACGACGTTCATTGGTTCGCCCGCCCAACCCGTTTGGAAACTAGAGGATGCCATCTATGGTGTCCTAGAGTCCACGACCTTTTTAGGATAACCCTATGGCATCATTCTCAAACGCAACGACCCGATCCCCGGGCTATCTAATTAGCGCCGCCAACGATTGGAACGTTGTCGCATCGTCCCTAAATTTTGTGGGGTCCGGTACTCCGGGCACAGGGTATCCGGCAGTTATGGCAACATCGTCGGCAACGACTGCGTTGACTGCCAACGCATGGACGGCGATCAGTTTCACGACTGCCGACGAGTGGGACACCGCGTCAATGCATGACACGACCACAAACCCGACACGGTTGGTGGTGCCGGCCTCGAATGGCGGGTTGTATTCGATCACCGCAAATGTTTATGCCGCCTATTTCACGACGTCGTATCCGATGCATTTGATGGTCCGCAAAAATGCGGCCGGCAGTAGTACCGGTGGAACGTTCGTTGGGATCGCCACATCCAATTCGTCGACGGTTAGCGTTCTAGGGGCAGGACTCAACCTCAACATGGAAACCCGATTGGCGGCCGCCGATTACATCGAAATTTGGGTGGCATGCGAAACCACATCCTCCGTTGCCCTCAATGGTGGAATTTTCCCGCATCGGTTCGGGTTGCGATGGTTGTCAACGTGATCGCCGAAATTTGGGGAATTAGCGTCGAGGACCTATTGACAGCCGCCAAAATTGTTGGCGCCATCGTCGCCATCGTTGCAGGACTCGCCGCCATCAGTAGGTTCCGCCCGGTCCGATGGTTATGGTCTCGCCTAGTTGGCGAACCGCTTGGGATGTTTTTTCGTCTACAGGTTGAGGCCGTAGTCAACCCGGCATTTGATCGGGCGTCCCGGGCACTCTATGACCACACAGAGTTTGAGCATGACGAGAATGAGAAAATGAGATCGGCAATTGTGGCGACAATGAAACGGTTGGAACAAATCGAAATTTCGTTGGACATCGTAGACCGTCGCCTCACGTCTATTGGTCAACACAACGACCGTGGGAATGTTTGACAATGCAACAATGCACATTTTGCGGCACGTTGCATGACCTCCAAAATGGGGGATTGTGCAACAATTGTGGCGCCCGACTAGAGGAACAATTTTATGTTTTGGAAACTAATGTTGGAGCGTTGTGTCCGTGCCGGCGTGGCCGCCGCGATTGGTGTGACGTCCACACAGTTAGCGGCCGGCACGTTTGATGGTGCCACCCTCCGGACGTTGGCCATTTCTGCCATCGCCGCCGGTGTGAGCGCCGTGTTGTCTCTAGTGTCTCGCACTATCGGGGACCCGGGGTCCACATCGTTCACCAAATTTGAGGTCGGGCCGTGACCGTCAATGTCGAACCGGTGGTGACAATCACGGCAATTGTGACCCGGGCCGATGGTACCGTTGAGGACCTCGGGATCGTTGCAACGAATCGTAAACCTAGAACCAATCCAATCCGGCGAATCTTCGCCCGCATCAAAGGAATCTAATGGCATCAACCGCCGCAGTTGTCAACAATGGACTCGCAACCATCACCTCACGTTTGATCGGGACCGCCACCGCCGTCCCGCACCATGTCGCATGGGGGACGGGAACGGGGGTCGTTGCAGTAACTAACACGACTCTCACAGAACCGGGCGAGGCTCGCACGCTAGGCACCGGAACACAGCAGACGACGACCTACACGTCGGACACACATCGCGTGACCGGGACGATCACCGCAACCGGTACTCGGGCAATCACCGAATGTGGATTGTGGACCGATGCGACCGCCGGCACCCTCTACTGCCGGGGACTACTCGCCGCCACAATTAACCTTTTGACCGGCGACTCCGTAGCGTTGACCTTCAACATTCAATACACAAGCAGCGTCATCACGACCCCATGACCCCGTTGCAACAATGGTGGGCCATAGAGGCCGACGCGACATTGACCCCGGCAGAACGGACCGCACAGTTGACAGCACTCCGGGCCACAACATTTTTGGCCGTCGATGTCCCGTTTGTTAGCGGCGACCTGACCATCGTTGCCATCACGGTCGATGGCACGATTGTCAAATGTCAAGGGTCCGGAACGTTCGGGTGGCCATTGTGGTTGCATGGTCCTCCAATTGGGATTCTCGATCCGGACGGCATTGAGGTTGCAGCGGATGGGACCGTGTGGTCGACAGCTCCGGAGGAAATTATTGCAAACGGTTTGAGGTCGGGATCGTGACAACCTCCGTGTTTTATGCGTCCGCCGTTCGCAATGTGAGCGCCAACGGGACTCTCGGGGTGACCCCGGCGGGCGTTTTCACAAACATCGATTCGCTATTTGATACCGGCGTCACACAAACACAATCGGCCACATCGTCAGGTTCGACCATTAACCCGGCGGCAACGTTTGGGAGTACGCCGGCAAGCGGGTCGGCGTTGATTGCGGTGATTTGTCGGACGGCGGACAACATTTCTTCGACGTTGGCCGGGTGGACACAGTTGACGGCAAGCGGCGCCGGCGGTGTCCGACGTTTGGAGATTTGGTGGCGTCGTGCCGGAGCGTCAGAACCGACGACCGTGACGTTTGTGAACGCTACGGCCGCAGGATGGCAGGTCGCCCTCTACGAATTTGGCGGGTTCGCTACTCTCTACGATCCGGTAACGATCACGACAGCGGTGACCGGTACGTCCAACACGTTCGCAACCTTCAACATGAATGGTTGTTTGACAGCGGTTGGTGCGGTCGTCGTGGGAACCGCCATTTCAGGGATGGCCATTTCGGCGGGTTTGGGAGTTTTAGAAACGGCAACGTTGACATCATCATCAACGTTGCATGGAATCGCCCGAGTCGATGGTTGGACAAACTCGGAAGGAACCGGCCCGGGATTCACATGGGTCACCGCTCGCGCGCACACAAAAGGGTCGGTCGGTTGGCCGATGATTATTGATCCCTTTGCCGGAGTATCACCACAAATTGGAAATGAAATTGCAACAACCGCCAACGGGATTGTTGGCATGGTCGGCCTATCGTTTGACACGTCTGCAATCCCGGATGCAAACACGGTGACGGCCGCAACATTGACATTGACACCGAACGCAACGTTGACAGATTATCCGACAATAACGAACACCTCGGCGTTCAGTCTCGCAAACGTGAGCATCGCCGCCGACGCATCGAACACGCGCAAGGTCATCAAAAAACCTTCCGAAATTACTGCATTGACAAGGGTGGCGACACGCGCCCCATCGTTGCCGTGGACATCCGCATCATCCTACGATTGGACATCCGACTCAACGTTCCCCGGGCAAATCAATTTGACAGGATCAACAACAATTTTGATGGCCACAGAGGACCAAAAAGCAGGAACCACTAGAACCACAAAACAAGCATGCAATCTATCCGGAACAATCACAACACATTCGTTGACGGTTGTTCATAACTATCAGGCCACCGCAACGGTTGTTGCCACCGTCGCAACGTCCCCGGTCATCACCCGAGTTGCAGCGTATCTACGGACAGTCAATGCCACGGTCGCCACGTCGCCGGTGATCACCCGGGTTGTCACATTCGGACAGAACATCACCGCCACGGTTGGCGCCTCGCCGGTAGTGACACGCACCGCCACATTCGCCCGGAGTATCGCCGCCACCGTTAGCGCCTCGCCGGTCATCACACGCGCCGCCACGTTTGCCCGGAGCGTGACCGCCACAGTTGGCAACACGATCACCGCCACCGGTTCCATCGTCATCACACAGGCCGTCCGGGTGTTGTCATTGTTCATGCGTAACACCGTCAAAATTCCACAGGCTGTCACCGTCCGATTGTTTGGCCGGTCCACCATCCGAATCCCTAAAGAATAGGAATCCAATGGCCACCTCCATTGAGTATGTCGCCGGCGCAGAGTTGCCGCCCCTTTTGATTGAGTTGTTGAACGAGTCCAACGCCGTCATCGACCTCACCGGGTTCACCGGCAGTATCAAACTAGGACTCAACGCGACCACGACAGCATTGACAAAAACGTCCGGCGTGACATGCAGCGCCTCCGGGATCACGATTGGATGGCAAGCGGGAGACCTTGCATTGGCCCCGGGTTCGTACATTGGGGAGGCCATCGCAACACAAGCGGGCCTAGATTATCGGCGCCAATTTTCGTTGGTGATCCGGGCGGCCCTCGCGTGAGACTAATAACACGCGCCGAATGGGGTGCCGTCCCGCCGTCGTTTCCACCCGAACCGTGGGCACAGGGTGGACCCGTGGACATGGTGGTCCATTGGGTTGGTGGTCCGGGGTCGTTAAATTTGACCGACCATTCGAATTGTGCGGGCGCGTTGCGTTCTGTCCAACGCTACGAAATGGCCAACAATTATTCGGACATCGCCTATTCGTTGGCAGTCTGCCCACACGGTATGGCCTACGATTGCCGGGGACTAGCACATCGGAGCGCCGCAAACGGCCCAAAAACGAACGGCACAAAACCATCGGTGTTGTGTTTGCTAAACATTGCCGACACGATGACAGCACCAATGCAGGACACAATCCTAGAGATTCGTCGCACCCTGACACCCGGCACAATGTACGGCCACCGGGAGGTCAACACGACCACATGCCCGGGCAATAATGTCATGGTGTTTGTGGACTCAGTACGCAACCCCCCGACACCACCTCCACCACCTCCGACGATTGGAAATGATGACATGCAATTTTTGATGCGCGCCAACGATGGCACACCGCAGGTTTGGCTAGTAGCCGGCAACACCAAAATCCATTTGACCGGAGGGCCGCAAGGGTCCTACGACCCGTGGTTGGTGTGGTCGATTGTCCACATCCCCGGGGCGACCGACCCGACAACACAACGGGAGTGGATTGTCCCTGCCCGCATGTTGGCCGGCATCCGCACGATCACCGTCTAAATTCGGGGCGGTCTGTCTTGCCTCCGTGGGCGGACCGCCACCCGATTCGTGGACCCCGGTGGCCATCCCTCCGGTTGCAGGCCCGGGCATGAGGCGCCCCGGGGTCCACCCATCCCATTCGTCGACGTTAGGAAACCTATGCGCCGCACCACATTCGCCATTTCCCTAGTGATCGTCACAATGTTCACTATTTGGGGCGCCTACGAGGCCCCACACGCCACGAAAAAGAAACCCCCGCCACATAGTGCCACCCGAATCGTCGCCCAAACTATGGCCACGACAACGACCACGACAGTTGTTGCAGCTCCGACCACGACCACCCTGCCCCCTCGCCCGGTCGCCCCTAGTGTGGCGCCACCCGCAACCATCCCCGTCGGATGTCCCGCCGCAATCGTCGATGCAGTCCACCGCCATTTCGACCCGTTTGGAATTGAGGTTGCCAATTGGTTTGTTGGGATCGTGTGGCGGGAGTCCAATTGCCGGCCCGATGTCATTAGCCCGGGCCGGTGTTTTGGATTGGCCCAAATGGCCTTGCCGTTACATGCCGGCATTTTTGCTGCCGATGGCCACGATTGGCAAACGACATGGATGGACCCGGATGCAAACCTAATGGCCGCCGCACGCCTCTACGCCGGCAGCGGTCCCCGGCCGTGGCAGTTTTAGGAGGACTCAAATGGCACGCAAACGCAGAACCACCACGACAACGACCACAACCACGCCAACGACCTCGACACCGATCCCGGCGCCGGCCACAGTACGGCGGGGGACACGGATGGGGATTAGCGCCGGCGCCTATCTACCCGCCCGAGTAGTTGACGCCGCCGTGGACCTCGGAGTCAGTTGGGTCCGATGTTCCGTAGAGTCCGGATGGGCGAACGCTCTCCAATCGTTGGCGGCATCGGTCGACTATGCCCACCGCAAGGGAATCAAAGTCATCCACAGCGTCCAAAATTCGGGGCACAGTTACAACGACCCGGCCGCAAATGATCGCCTAGTCACGTTTGCCGTGGACACCGTAAGGGTCGCAAATGTTGACGCCGTAGAGGTGGGCAACGAATGGAACCACGCGATGTTTTGGAAATCCCCGGACGTCAACATTGTCCCACCCGTCGCACAGGCCAACCTATCCACCCGGATTGGCAGCGCCGTCCGGACCGCCTATCCGTTGGTGCCGGTCATCACCAACGGGATGTCCCCGGAGGCGGAACCATTGAACCCGTGGACATGGTGGCCAACGTTTTTGGATGCAGCACTACCCGCACAAAAGGCCACCGGGTGGAACGGCATCGGACTCCACGGGTTTTGTTACCCCGAATTAGCGACTACAAACCCGGCACGTTGGAACCCGCTCATGCAGCTTCCCACCATTGTCCAACAATCCCGGGATCGGGGAATCACGACCGATGTTTGGATCACGGAGATTGGCGCCCCCGGGTTCGCTACAAACCCCCCGGTGGTTCGGGGCATTGCACTCACCGAACAACGCCAATTGGAATGTTGGCAAGCTTACATTGACGTAATCCACGACCTAGAACGGGGCGGCATCCGCATCCCAAACCTAGAGGTTGTCACCGCATTTGACGGGGACAGCGCCACAACCGGCGTGGAACTCGGGTTTGGCCTAATCCGGGCAGACCTCACCCGCAAACCCGCATGGGCGTTGGTCCGATCATTTGCGGACGAAATTGTCCCCGCCTAGATTGGCCGCCAATTTTTGGGACCTCCGACCCTAGTGGTTGGGGGTCCCTTTTTAGTTGTCCCACCCCCGGTCTACAGTACGCACCAACATCACAACACCAAACGGAGGACAAAACACATGGGACAGCACGCCGCAAATCCACTACTCGGACAGGAACCCGACGACGTAAAGAAGGCCGACCCGGAGGACCTCCGGTTGTGGTCGGTCACCACCGTCATCGGATGTTTAGACAAACCGGCGTTGGTCTATTGGGCCGCCGACATGACAGCACAGGCCGCAATCAACGACGCCGACGTGTGGCAACCGATGGCCGCAAAAGATTCCACCGAGGCCCAACGTTGGTTGACGGGCGCAAGGTTCCGCAAACCCGCAGGACAGACTCGCACCGCCGCCGAATTAGGCACAGCCGTCCATGCTGCCATTGAGGACTACACCCTCACCGGGAAACGTGGCGACGTCGATGCGGAGGTTCTCCCATACATGGACCAATTCGATCAATGGGCGCAACGGTTCCAACCGGTCTATCAGGCAGCGGAGGTCACAGTCTACGACCCGGAGTTTGGGATTGCGGGAACGTGTGACGCGTTCCTCACCGTCGATGGGGTCCGGTTTATTGCCGACTACAAGACAACCCGCAAATCGTTTGACACGAAGGGCAAACCCACCGGCCCCTACCCGGAGGTGGCCCTACAGTTGGCCGCATACAGGCACGCAAAATTGGCGGCCGTGTGGCGTCCCCGACGGATCGAACAATTTCGCCGCCGTTACTATCTACTAGGCGAGGCGGAACGTGCTGCCGCCGTACCTGTCCCGGAGGTTGATGCCGGCATGGTCATCCACATCACGCCCGAACATTGCCACGCGTATCCGGTCGAATGTGGCCCAAAGATTTACGAATCATTCCTCTACACGTTGGAGGTCGCACGTTGGACGTTCGACGTTTCCAAAACTGTCATTGGTGAAATCCTAGAAACCTCGGAGGTTTAGACCGTGCCCATCATTGACCTACAGCGCAGGCTCACGGAGGCCGGCCGTATCCGGTTAGGCGATAAGGGACCAAAAGGCGCACCCCGGAAATTGGAAACGTTCCGGTTGACATCCTCCGACCGGTTGTTGTTGGATCGGGTCGCGGCCCTCTACGGTGGACAGGTCTCCCGGTGGGATGCGATGCCCGGACAGTACGAAATCACGACCGAGGCGACCACATTGGATGTGATCGTCCCACCATCGTCGATGGCATTTTCCCAATGGTTGGAAATGTGGTCCGGTGGTGGTTGTGTCAAACGGTGTGACGGGATTTGGAACACCGTCGCCGATGCCCCGTGTTCGTGTGACCCGGAGAAAAGGGATTGCAAACCGCACACCCGCCTATCCGTCATCCTTCGAGACCTCCCATCAATTGGCGTTTGGCGATTGGACACGCAGGGATTTTATGCGGCGACCGAGTTGTTGGGTGCCGTCGAATTGATCCAAACAATCGGGAACGCCGGGACGATGCTGCCCGCACGCCTACGCCTAGAAACTCGGACAGTCAAACGACCCGGCGAGGGCACCAAACGGTTCGTTGTGCCAATCCTCGACGTGGCGCAGACTCTCCCCGAGTTAATGGCCACCACCGGCAACATTCCCGGGATGCCCGCATTGGCATCCGGTGGGATGACTCCGGTGCCGATAGACGAATTGCCCACCGCACCGGTCGCAACGATTGCAGAACAAACGGCCGCCCGGAGGGTACACCCCGCCCGGGCTAATGCTGCCCAACCGATCCCGTCGACGGGTATCATTCCACGACCGCAACACATGATCGATGCGCCCCCGGATTCCCTACCGGTTGGCAGCGTCGGGGACAATGGTGGGGAGTCCGACGGAGCGTGTCACGCTCAGGGTTCCCCGCCGTCCCCGGACGATGATGCAACAACACGCGCCCGACAGGTCGCCCGCCTAATGCGCGAATGTGTCACCCCCGAATGGCCCGATGGGATCACCGGAGACAACCGCCCATTGTTTTTGGACGCCTATTCGTTGGGGCGTTACAGGTCGGCAAAAGAAATCCCGCCCGCAGAGTTTGAGGACGTCAAAGAAACGATCCGAGGCGTCAAACGGGGGTCCATCCTATTCGATGCCCTCCGGGTCAATGGCGCAGGGATGCCGGCGCCGGTCCTCCGTGTCGCATTGACCGGGCTTATTCACACCCCACATGGTGCAGCTCCGGCCGATGATGGCCACGACGAATCGCCGTTCGAATGACTCCGGAAGAAATGGCGTTGTGGTACTCAATGGACACAACAAAGACACAAACCCGGACCGATGGGACGTTTGCCATTCCCGGCGTCACAGGGTCCACCATTTTTGACGCTGCCGTCTATGCAGAAAAACGCATCATGTCAGACCATCCGGCCGACGATCTACGGTATTGGGTGGGTCGCCTAGATCAATGCACATCGTTGTTGGCGTCCGTCAGTATTTGGGACCCCCAAACATGGTTGGAAACTATCCGCTACGTTGTCCGGTCCGAAACCGTAGACGACTAGGCGGGTGGTGTAGGCCGCACATAGCGGCGCACAATACGCAGCACCGCCACATGGGACAGGCCCGCCGCGTCACCTACTGCCCGCAACGAATACCCCGCATCGACTGCCGCAACGATGGCCGCATCCCGGCGACGTACTGCCGCCGGGAGGACCTTCACAGTTTTCCGGACCGCCACCAATTCTCTAGCCATTGAGGCCGGCCGCATCATCCCAACGACGCTCACGAATTTCGTCATCAAT